GGTTGTAGACATTAACACAAGCAATCCTTTTCAGATTGTTATGACACTTGTTGACGAAGAATCAGGAGACCAATACAAATTATCTTTTGCCGACCGCCTTCTTGATTCGGACGCAGCGCGTGGGAAAATTTTTGATGCCCTTAATAAAAGAGAGCCTATTTTTGTGGAGTTGGAAGCGAAAGTCCAAGATGGTGACATTCGTAGCGTTGAATTGAAAAAAATCATTGAAGAATAGCCCTTCCTCTATGTACTTTGGAAGGCCGCCCAGTTGCTAATAATCAGTTCCTTGGCTTGCGTGCTGTTGTCGCGCCCTATTGAATAGGTAAGGTTGGCTTGCCTGATATGAAAGGGGGCGAATATTTCGCGAATTGGTGGCGTGTCATTAATAGACAAGATAAAGTGGCCTTTAATTTGGGCAAGCCGTTCAACTATGAGCACGAACTGGTCACGACCAAACATCCCTTTGCCATAATCATTCTCATTGCCGAAATAAGGCGGGTCGAGATAAAACAGGGTGTGAGGGCGGTCATAACGGTCAATAAAGGCTAGCCAGTCAAGATTTTCAATTGTGACGCGACTTAAACGTTGATGCACCGCTTCGAGCATCGGCTTTAGTTTTGTTGTATCAAAGTGGGCTTTATTTGCTGTTGACGTGCCAAAAGTTTGATGTCGCAGCTTGCCACCAAAGCTCAAGCGTTGCAGATATAAAAAACGGGCGGCGCGTTCCAAATCGGTTAGGGTTGTGGGGTCGATTGCTTTTAGCCGGTCAAATTCAGCACGTGACGAGATTTGGAATTTGAGCATATCCATAAAGGGATGGTAATGGCGTTGTAGAATACGAAACAGATTGGCTATCTCGCCATTAAGGTCATTGATAACCTCACAGGCTGGGGCTTTGGTTCTACGAAAGAACACCCCACCCATGCCAACAAAGGGCTCGGCATAACATTTATGGGGTATTTGCTCTATCAAATGACATAAATGTTTTGCCAGCTTGATTTTTCCGCCAATATAGGGCGCAATCGGTTTTGCCGGTTCAACGATTTTTAGCATCTTGTTCCCTCTGGTTATTTGAATATTTCAAGGATTTTTTGCCAGCCCGTTGCCATGCCGCCGCCGACAAGGGCGGCAATGCCTGATATGGTCACAATGGAACCGATAGAACGCTCCCGCCAGATTTTTAGTTCTGCAACGGGTTTTTCGACCGCATCCATACGTTTTTCCAAAGCCTCTATTCGGTGTCCGTAATTGGCTATTTCAGCCCGCAAGGCTTTAAATTCTTCATAAAGCTTTTTGCGGCTTGTTTCTGCGCGCGTCTGGTTTTCCAAAAGCAGTTTTAAAGTGCCTTCAATCTGTCCAATGGCGCGTTCAATACTGCCGCTCATTTCCAGCACCTCTGCTTTTGTCCAAACCTGTCCGTTGCCACAAGCCAGCGTGATAACTCTGGCTCCACCTGCACCAAACGCACCGGCTCATTCACCCGTGGCGGTTTTGTGAACCCCCGCGCATGAGGTCGGCACATTGCCCACGCAAGCCCCCAAGAGCCATACACAAGGCAACACCATCCATATTTTGTACATTCTCATCAATCCTGTTCCTTGTTTGATAGGCTTGAACAGCGGCTTTGAGAGCGGCCTCGCGGCCATGCTGGCGGCCACTAAAGTAGCCAGTGGTAAAGGCCACCATGACCACCAAAGCCGCCAGCCCGATTTTGTAAGGCAGGCTTGTCATATCTCTTCTACCTTCCCTGTCGGGGTTCCACCCCTCCACGCCTCTTGTTGCCCCCGCTGCCTGCGCACAAACCACCACGCGCCTATGAGGCACGCCACCACCATGATAAAGGCAAGCGCATATTGCACCACCCCATCACCCGCCAGCACGCCGCCAAGGCCAGACAAAGCCCCCACAACAGGGGCAATCGTCTCCGGTCTACAAACACCTTGTGCCTGCGTTGCTGGCTGTGGCCGCACAGCACGGCTTGCGACAAAAGCACCCTTGACCCAAAGCCCCGCCTCCGCCGCCCGCCTGTTTTCCAAGCCTTTCAGCCTCTTTTTGCCCGCCCGCGTCCATTTCATCATCTCAATTGGTACGCCGTCATAATCGCCAGCATTGAGCCTTTTCAACAGGGTTGACCGCCTGAATGCTCCAATACCGACATTGTAGGTAAAGGATACCAGTGCCGCGAACTGGTTGTCGCTCAACGCTACCTTGACATTTTCCTCCACCGCCTTTTCATATTGCCTTAAATCACGCGCCAATATCTCTTCAGCCTGTGGCTCGCTTATTGCCATACCCTCATAAACGAGAGGCTTGCCAGCCATGCTTGTATGCCCATAGCCAATTGTCCACACCCCGCCCGCATCCCGATAGGCCTTGAGCCGCAACCCCTCCCATCTTTTAAGCAGTTCCAGCCCTTCCACATTCATCTTTCTTGCCATTGCCGTTATCCTTTCGTTGGACATAAAAAAACCGCCCTGAAAAGAGCGGTTGGAAAATTTTGCTTTTTGCTGATTATATATCAGGCGGCCTCCAAGACACGCAGTTCAACCTTCAATCCAAGGGCGACTGCCATATTGGTTAACGCGTCAATGGTGAAAAGATTAATCTTACCGCGCATGAGATCGGATACTCGGGGTTGCGTTACACCCATTTTTTGAGCGGCCTGATCTTGCCCCATACCCGTTTTTTGAATGTATCTGCGAATATTCATCATGAGATCAGCCCGCATTTTCATATTTTGGGCTTCTTGCGGTGTATCTTCAAGAGCATCCCAAATATTACTAATCCTTGTCGTTTTCATCCCTTTTTCTCCTGTAGTAATTCACGATAACGTTTTGAGGCTAAATCAATATCCCTCTTGTTCGTCTTTTGCACCTTTTTCTGGAAAGCGTGCAGCACGTAGATTGCATCAGCAAATTTTGCTACATAAATTACACGATAGATATCATCTTCATCACGTATTCTGATTTCTCTCACACCTGTTCCAATTGTAGGCATTGGCTTCCAATCATCAGGATTTTCACCCTCTTGCACAAGCCCTAACTGATAACCCGCTTCTCGCCGAACAGGACGGGGGAATGCACATAAATCCTCATAAGAAGAACCAATAAATTCTAGATCTTTAACCATGAACAATATATACAAAATATTATATATATTGTCAAGGAGCAGTCTCCTTTTTAAAGGTTAGCCAGTGCGGCACTGATTTTGGCGGCAATCCTTGCATCAATGGCATTTGACAGCCAGCCGGAAGGATGCCAGTTTTTCCAAAAATCTCCCTTGATATTGCCATCAGTGTGATGCTGCCGCAACACATCTGCCCGAGGGCTATGTCGCGACAGGTGTCCGGATGGGGCAGGGCTATGAGGGCGGCAGCTCAGGCGGCTATTACAACTACACTCAACTACAGGGCAAGCAGGTGCAGGTCAATGTACCCGGGACAGGCTGGCGCGGTGTGGTGAGTGTATAAGTTTTAAAAGGAGACTATTTTGCAAAATTTTGGAAAATTCACCCCCTCGCCTGAGACGATAACTCATGAGGGGAAAACTTACTCTGTCTACTTTATGCGCAACGCTTTAGGCGCGGATATTGTTGATGTACTGGCCGCAAACCCACATCCTTTTTATATTGCTATAGATGATGACAGCCGCATTATTGCCATGGAAGAGATGCCGGAACTGATGCAAATTCCCCACCACACCATTATAGGCATTGATGAGGATTTTGGCTTCACATATGGGGAGGGTGGTACGGTTTATGGCAAGATTTGGGATGGTGTTCAGATTTATGAGCCTGTGGACGTGCCTTACGGGGGCAATTTCGATTTTGGTGGGTCACCTGATTGATGTTACCCAATCCTTCTGACGCGCTTACCCACGCCATTGCCACGGGGGCTGTCACCAGCCCTTGGTGGCTTGACTGGCTCCAAACCACCTCATCCTATTTTGCCCTGCTTGCGCCCATTTTAGGAGGTGTGTGGCTGGCGGTCAAAACCTACACCCACCTTTTTGATTTTTTCTTGAGACGAAAGGAGTTCAAATACAAATATGACAAAACAGGCACTCAAAAGTAAAGCCTCAACCGAACTGCTCAATCTGCTGCATGGGCTTATTGCCAACGATATGCGGCGCAAGCTTGAAAATGGCGAATGCGAGGCCAAGGATTGGGCGGTGATTGTCAAGTTCCTGAAAGACAATGGCATTGATGCCGTCATTGATGACAGTATGTCAAGTCTGGAAGCCTTCAACCAACTGGTTGCAGCTGGACAGAAAAGCATTGAGGAACAGATGATGCTGCATTAAGTGGCCGCCTCAATATTTAGGTAAATCATCTTGACCCGTCAAGGATATTCTTTCTTGGCGGGTTTTATTCTTGAGAAATACTTTAAAAAGGAGATATCATCATAGGAAAAAACACAACTTCCAATCCGGCGATTGCTGACTTTAGACTATTTTTATTTTTGATATGGCGACATCTTAATTTGACAAGTCCTACCCGTTCGCAATATATGATGGCCGAGTGGTTGCAGCATGGTCCCGACAAGCTTGTCATTTCCGCCTTTCGTGGCGTGGGCAAATCATGGGTGACAGCCGCCTACACGTGCTGGCTGCTGCTCAACGACCCGCAAATCAACATCATGGTTGTCTCAGCCTCCAAGACACGGGCGGACGACTTCTCCACTTTCGTGTTGCGGCTCATTCATGAGGTGCCTGTTTTGCAGCATCTCATTCCACGTGACAACCAGCGTTCCTCCAAAATCTCTTTTGATGTGGCACCGGCACGTGCCAACCAGTCTCCATCGGTCAAGTCTGTTGGCATTACGGGGCAGTTGACCGGCTCTCGTGCTGATGTGATTATTGCCGATGAACCAACAGCCTCTCTTGATCCTGAACGCACTTTTGGCCTGTTGCGCTTGCTGCGCCACATTGCCGATGATGGTGCGGCCATCATGCTCATTACCCATGATATAGGTGCCCTCATGGATACGAATGTGGCAGATCAGGTGAGTGTAATTTATGCTTCCCGCTTGGTGGAGAGTGGCAAGGCATCCTTCTTGCTAAAGGGAGGGGCGCAGCATCCTTATACAAGAGATCTTTTGGCGGCTCTACCACGCAATGGCCTCATCCGCATGCCGGGAATATTGCCTGAACTGACTAACCTTGATCCCGATTACACATACACCACCCGCACAATGCAGACAGGAGTGCAAAGATGCGCGGCCTGAGTGCGCAGGATATTGTTGTTGAATTTCTACAGCCTAATGGCAGCGTAAACCGTGTTCTGGATAAAATTAATCTGACTGTGAGGCCAGAAACAATTGTCGGCCTGACGGGAGCATCGGGACGCGGCAAAACAACGCTTGGTCGGGTAATGGCGGGTCTAACAGTACCAGTAGCAGGCCATGTCATTTGCGATGGCGGAACAGTTGGTCATGTCCGTAATAGATCAGGCAAGAATGTGCGTGGCCGCATCGGCATGGTGTTTCAGTCGCCGCGCCGTTCATGTGACCCGCGTCTGACTTTGGGCAAAACCATCAAGCAGACGGCAAAGCCAGATATTGATCTTGCACAAATTCTTAGCGCAGTT